GGAAGCTCAGGAAGAGTAGGCTCCCATTGGATTACCCACAGAATAAGAAATTTTATTTCCTTCTGGGGTATCAAATGGATAGCCCACCATGATATTGATCCAATGATGAACATACCTTGGACTAAGTCGTCCTTTAAGGACAGATGCGATGAACTTAATAGGAAATCTATCTGTAGCCTGACTTAAGTCATAGCTATAGAAAATATCTCCTGCTAAGAACTTCGCATCATCCTTAAAGGCTCCCTGATTGAAGGTACAGTCTTGGCCGATTTTCCTTAACACCCTAAAAAGGTAAAGGTGTAAAGGTTTTAGAGATGTTTGACTAAAATAGTCTAATATCCCAATAACCCTAACCTTTAATTCCTTATCAGGGAATGAGGAAAGTCGTCTAAAGGAGTAATCATTGGTCACTGTCTTTAAGACAGGGGCTAATAATTTTCTTCCTTTGATAAGATTTTCAATATTATTGGCTAACTTTGGTCCCCCAACAATCTTTATAGATTCCAGTAAAGTTTCTGGTAACCCATAGAGATCAGTTAGGGAGTTCCATAAAGCATTCCCGGGTTTATTCGGGCCTACTTTAGTAGTCCAATGATATCTTTTAAATCTTAGCGAGTTCGGTACCTTTCTTCCAGGTAGACCATATCCCAACTCCGCTCAGAAAGAATCGATATGTCTCAATAACCTTGGATTTAAACTCACATTTGAGTCCTTAGTTATTGGTCCATAATCGATTACTTTTCCGAGATTCAGAGATCTTGTACACACTAGTATAGTATTAAGGACCTGCATAAATGGAGGTCCTTCTTTACGTATACTAGGTATAAGATCTCCTAGGAAAGTTGGGATACCATCTCTTGTCACTCTAATTCCAGTTACTTTTATGGGCTTACCAGCTAAGTAGGCCCACAGGACCATTCTTAACTGTTTCATAAAAGAAACAGTGAAGATGATCCCTCTAGTCTTTGCGACTAGAGAAAGTCTAGAAATCAAGTCTAAAAGAGGCTTTGGAGAACTAGATATTTTAGGTTTAAAAGCCTGAAATATCCAGGTAACCACTCTAAGGGTCACCCCTCAGATGGTAAATTTATTTATTTTCATAAATAATTTTTATCCTCGAGGGATGACGCTTAAAGTGGTCGGTAGTCTTGTCCATAAAGGACAGAGGTTTCCATCCAAGCCAATTTCTGACTTGAGACCCTTTACCTTGGGTAGTAACGTTCGATACTGTATTAAATACAGCGGACTCTATAGCCCTTAGGGAACGGTACAATGGAACTGGGCCGATGACTAGCAGAACGGACATTACCTTATAATAAATTATAAGGTAATGTGTTATCTTTACTTCTTAAGTGAAGTAAAG